CCCCCCCGACAGTTGCGCCGGGGGACATAGAAAGAAAGAGAGAACAAACAATGACCACAATTAAAGCTTACATGCAGTTCCCCACCAGGGTAGCCGACGGCACGGTTATTCTCAATGATCCCGACGGCCCCGCCTTCCTTAAGTCTGATACCATCTATAAGGGCACGCCCGCTACCGGCGCCCTTGCCGGTGTGGAGGTCACCATGAAACACACTAAGGCGGTTCCGACATGCGCCATTGAGGTTGGCTACGGTCAGCGCGCCCTGGTTCCGCTTGTCACTGCTTGGGCACTCCCTAAACTGCGCGACCAGGTTCTAGTCCCAGGCCCCATTGACCGCAGGGAGGGGCCGGCCATTATCTATAAGGGCCTTGCACGTTTCAAGGGAGGTAAGGACATGATGTTCGGTGGTAACATCGCTAACATCATATTTAACCCGGAGGGTGTGAGCGAGATTGTTAACCTTACGCCCCACACGGTTACTTTCAAGCGTTACAACATGTCTGACCTAACCGTTGAGTCGTCCGGGTCTGCGCGCGCTGAAGAGGTGTTCTCGAATGAACCAGTAGAGACTGTAGACGGCGTTCCCGTCTATGACTTGTCCTACACTGGCAAGATCATTGGTCTACCGGCCCCGGTTCCTGGCCGCGTCTACATTGTTTCCATGATTACGGCTCAGGCATTGCTTGCGCTTGGTATTGAACGTAGTGACGTTGTGTCACCTAACTATGTGCCCGCACTCGGTGGCGCGCCGTCTGTTACATTCCATTTCTAAGGGGTAACAGATGAGGAACCTATCTACACGGACACTAGCCAGTATTACCGCCGGGCTGTTCGGCCTAAAGGCAGTGATCCAAGAAACAAAAGGCATCCACCCCGCCAAGCGCGGCACTATTCTAAGGGTAATGAATGGGGTGCAAGACTACGCCGGTTGGCTTGCCGGCGTGGAAGAGGCCCCAACCCCGGCTAGCGAGGTAGCCGACGCCAAAGAGTGCCTAGACGCCCTGGCCTTGCTTAAAGCTTTGGCGGGGGAAGACCCAGAAAACATTGCGGCGGTATTTGCGCAAATGGTTGCTAAGCCGCTTGTCCCACGACTGTTGAAAATGGTCGAAACTGAAGAAAGGAACAACAAGTGAGTGTCCCAACCTGGAAAGAGATTGAACACGAACTATTGGCTGTCGCGGACGCTATCGAACAGACGCCGGGCGTCTCTAAGCGTGCGGCTTCACGTTGGCGACAAGCTAGCCGTGTTTTGTGTCGTTACTCGGAACCACATGTCCACAGTATGCGTTTCTTAGAGGGCGATTCTTTACTAATAGCATATGACGAAACGTCATATGGCGTATTGCAAGGTTTGTTGAACGCTTTGCCGCCGACCCTTAGCGATCCCGGAAACATTGCCCACAGCGCTTTTCGTGAGGTGATCGAGCGCGTTATTGAAGATTCAGCATTATTGCGGCGCGGGAACCTATCTATCTTGATAGGCGGCGTTCGCACTGTAGTTCCTGTCGAGTCCGTGTATATCGAGTATGAAAGCAAAAGCGGCGAAGCACCTGAGCCGGCATTGTCTAAGGCTGCGGACGTTATCGAGAAAGAGACGGGCGGGTTATGGAAGAAAGAACAGCAATGACATTTATTACAGGTGAAGAATATGTTTTGGGGCTGCATCGTATTGAACGCGCCTTAAAGAACCTAGTGGGGAATAATCTTAAGGCCCGTCAGATACGTTTTGTTGAGGCCGCCCTATTTAATGTTAGGCTGTCTCTGGCTATGGGGGCGCTTAAATCAGAATATGATTCACTCGATAAAGCTGTTTATGGCTACGGCCATGCGTGCATGTTGTTTGGGATGGCTACAGCTATAGATAATGTGGAACTTATCAAGGCAACCAAGACCCTAAAAGAATCTATAGGGTTTCGTGTAGATATTCTGCTATCTGACCTCCACAACCCGCCCAGTCTAGAATCACGTATACAAGCAACCAGTAAGGAACAAGAATGAAACCAGACAAAGACTATACCGGCGCGGTTAACTCGCTAGCTAGCCGTATCGTAGATGTGAGCAAGCGTAAGATTGGGAGTAAGCAAATATCTTTTACTGACGGCATGTTTATTTGTGCTGAAGTGTCCCAAGCTTCGCAAAATATTATGGCGTCCCCTACATCGAGTGTCGCCCACATTTACGCCTGTGCCTGCGCGAACATCGCCCTTGGGGTGGCTATAACTTTAGACGATAAAGAACTTATCGCCGACACGCGGACACTTAAAGATATTCTAGAGTTACATTTCAGAAAGATGCTATTCGAAAAGGAAGAGTTGACTAATGGTTAAGAATGTGTTGTTTAAGCGTGAGCGCGCCCAGTTGGAAGCAAGCATCGCCCTTGTTAAGGAGAGCCTTAAGGGTAACGGCCTTGACCCTGTTGGGTTTAAGATTACCGCCGGGTATGCTGACTCGCTAAAGGGGCTACTGTTCATGAAAGAATTGAGCGCGTCAAGGCGAGCCTACGCCCTTAACCTGGCTTGGTTCCTTGCCGGGGCGGCGGTCATGTCTAACGATGCACCCACCATTGAGGCCGCTTACCGTGTGCTTAGCTATGTTGAAAAGCGGCTGTCGTAAGGATAAGGAGAACAACAACAATGGGAACTGACATTTACACTGTTAGCTGTGGCGAAAAGAAACCGTGGCATGAACTGCTGCCTAGCAAAATGCGGAAAGTGTTAAAGCGCCCCGGGCCTCACGATAGGCTACTAGTCTTTGCAGAGTTGGCTAGTTCTGACTCTATCGGCAAGGAGCGAGATTATTTTTGCGACGTGTCAAACGTTGAGTTTAAAGACTTTTACGACTTTGACCCGGAAGAATACTTTGAGCTAGACGATAAAGAGTGCGCGACGTTCTTTGACACACACTTTTTCTATCTCTATTGCTACGACGTCCCAGACCTTGCCGTCTCTGCTAAGTCTGTGTCTAGTCTTTACATTAGGGTGGCTAAGTTCTTGTCTGTACTTCAGGCTAGCAATAGGCATTTTCTTGTTTGCATCTCCCAGGAATTTGGGGCTCACACCATGTTTTTCACCAACTGTAGTGCGACTGTGTCCACCCCCGCCAATGAAACTGCCCAGCCCGCTAGTATCCGGCCCGCGCCGCTGGAATGGTTAACCGATGAACAGTACGAAATTCTTGCGCTGCGCCTAGAGTTGCTGCGGCGCGATTATGAGGAATGGTGCGACGTCGAAAGGTTGAGCTACGAAAGGGAACTGTTCGGAAATTCCGAAAAGTTCATTACCGCATGTCATGACGGAACGCTACTAGGAACGCTACTAGACGGCGCCTCGAACCCTTCGGAGTATCAGGTTTTGCAGTCGTGGTATCAGAATATTTTAAGTTTGCAAGGGTTAGGTCATCTGTGTGGTCATTCAGGTAAGGCCGCGAAAATTTTGCACATGCTTAAGCCTTACCTTGACGCCGTGTACGACCTGCCCTTACCGGTAAAGGAAGATTCAGACAATGAGTGAGGAAAAGATATTTGTTGATCCGTCTAAGCAAGCCCTGCTTGACTTGGGCATTATGGATGAAACGCCGCTTGAAACTATTGAGCGCGTGTTTACCGCTAAAGACAGTGAATACGGTGATAGCTGGTGCAAGCGCGGTGAGCTTGCGTTTGTGGCCAGCATGGCGCGCAAAGTAGATAGGCTAGAGACGTGCAAGCCAGGAACCGTGGGTGCGTTTGATACTAAACTTGATCTGGCCGTCTACATGGCTTTATACAACGTTCTATTGGCTCAACGGGACGGCGACACTACCCCCGTTCGTGCCTTGTTTGCGGAGTTACTGCGCAACGCCGCCGGCCCGGATAACAGGTACCTTTTGTGGTTGAATTTGCCACTTATTAGGGAAATTGAAAACGCCTACAGTGTCTTTTTTGAAGATAGCCTTTTTGAAACTTTGCGGTATCAGCCACGACTTTTTGGAGAGCGCGTAGTAGACCCAAGTATAGAGTTTGTGGAATGGCCTTGTGAAGAGAACAAAGCCCTCGCATTGAAGGCGTTAGACCAAGCTTGGGCGTTGTATTACCGCGAACATTCCTACATCAAGGCATTATGTGGGTAACGTCACAGCCATAAATATTGTTTACACACCGATAGGGACATAGAATACAAACATGAAACACATCAATCCTGCCGAAATTGTGGCATTAAACCTATCTGTCTGCGCACCCACCTACAGCAAGTACTGGGGGGGCGGCGCAGGTTCGGGAACCATTAACCCCTTAGCTAACGTTAGTGACGACCTGCGGGAAATAGCCAGCGGTCGGCGCACGCTAGATGCGGACATTATGATTAGGGCGCTTCGCGGCTTCGCAAAGACCATCCCGTTCATGTTTGCTGAGGGCGACAACATTCCCGGACCTTACAAGCTGCTATGGGATGTGCGCGAACTAGCGGACAACCTAACCGTAGCTGAAATGCGTGAGCTACAGCGACCCATCCGCGACGGTAGCAAAAAAATGCACTGCACATACTGCAAGGTAGGGTCACAGCCAGTAACGTTAACCGTTCACACCGGCGCAAACACTCGAACAACCATTGACTATGACGCCATCCGTTGGGAGTGGCGCGGAATTAAGCAAGCCACGCCTAACTATATGCAAGCCCTAGAGGCGACACTAGCGAAAAACTATAACATCGAGTCCTGCACCTACCGGGACCTACTGCATATCCTACGGCCCGATGTCAACGGCGAACAATTCCGTGAGATTCAGCGCCCATTCATTGAGGCCGCGCTAATCTCCCAAAAACTAGAATGGGATGCTAGGGAAAACTAATGCTGTACTCTATTGAGGAAATTAACCAAGCCCTACTCGCTACCTATACCTTGCACGTGCAAGAAACCGCGGGGCCAGTAGACGCGAACGTTATCGGTCACCTTGGCAATATCATTCACTATGTGAACACGTTTGAGTGCGCGGCGTGTGTTGTAGATCAATACAGCGCCTTCAGGTCTGATATCGTTAGCAACCTGCGAGATGCCCTAGACTCCCTGAAGTCGCTGTCAGAGATTCTAGGGAAAAAACACCGCCTAGTGCGTACCGCTGCCCTAGCTATCGGGGCGGCGCAAGACCAAGACTTCGACGGCATTACGTTAGGCGGTGATAGGTATTTCAGTATTGAAGTAGACGAAAACAACAACGTTGTTTCTGTCGCTAACGGAAACACCAAGGTTCCTTTTACTCTTGAATACCGACTGTCGAAATATGGCCGTTGGGATGCGCAACTAACCTGGCTATCTACAGTAGCCGAAATGCGTCCCGGCGATGTGTGCCTTTCCGACATTGCCGACTTACTGTGTGAGCCGAACGGCCCCGAACTGTTCTTTAGGTCATACAAGGCCGCTGAGCAAATCATGGAAATGCTAGAGCCATTCGAAACCAAAGCGCTAGAGCCACTATCAAAGCTAAGCTAGACTAAGCCGGTTTAGGCCGTTTGCGATAGCATCCGCGAACACGTCACGGGGCACCCCGATAGGGTGAATCATATCGGGGCGCCCACCTGTAGGGTTACACGTGGCTGTGCTGTCCATGAACTTAGCGGTGTAGCCGTCAGGGCGCAGGCCAAACCATTCAGGGCTAAACGCCCTAAAATCAACCCAAGAATCATACAGTGTAGTGTCTGCCTTGAGCTGCGAGTCTACGTCAAGGATACGTTTGTTCATCTCAACGTTTTCTTGAGCCGTGGCCTTGTCACCGCGCGGGATAGTCCCACACAACACAACATAATCCCACTTTTGAGAGGCACGGCGCGCGGCAATGTAAGCTTTAGCGTCAGTCACAGTTTTAGCGACGCTAGCGCCCTCAACAAAAATGGAGTTAGTGGTCTCGCCTGTGACCAGGATGTTCTTTTTACCAGCCCGCCAAAGGCCCTGCACGTCAGCCGCGTTTTTAGTCATGTCAGCCCAGGTCTGGCCGGGGATAGCACAGTTGCCGATGTTAGCGCCGGTGGACTGGATCAGCTGTTTAAACCCGGCTACTTCTTGGATACCGGGCGCAACCCAACGCGCGAACAGTGAGTTAGCGTCAACAACAATGTTGTAGGTTTCGTCGAAACCCGCCGACCTGGCAGGGCCATTAGGCTTGTTGGCCAGCCCTGCCAGGATCATTGCCAGTAGTTCGTAGCCATTGTTCATTACGCAAATTCCCCGGTAGCCCGCCAGTTCTTCACAGTGAAGTTATATCGAGAATCGAAACGGCTATAGATGCTTTTTTCTTCATGCCCAAACGGCGCGGTTTGCAGTGTGCCCAGCATAACCCAGGTATCCTTACCTACTGGTTTTAGGTAGGCGGTACAGTTAGTGCCGTCGTATTTGAGGCGTAGCGAGTCGCCGGACTGTGCTTTAATATTGGTGCCAACACCGTTAGGGCCGTTGCCACTAAATTCATAAATCAGGTTTGGGTTAGCAGCAATTGACACCAGCTTCTCATTGTAGGGTGAACCGTACAGCCCGAAACCAATACGGGGCGTGTCAGCCTCAACAGTGGCTTCAACCACAATAGGTTTGCCCAGTTTTAGTTCGGTGCGGCCAACCTGTGAGAGCGGACCGCCCTTGACCTTGGCTTTTTCGGTTTCCGTGGCTTCCTCAACGTAGTTCCAAAAATCGGAATTGCCGCGCTTGCTGTTGGGCAGCACAGACTGTACATTGTGGGTTACCTTGATTGTGAAACCGTCGGCGCTAGAGCCGCTGACGCTGTTCACTAGTGCCAGGTAGTTGGTTCCACCGTATGCCCAGCCGTTGTCAATAAACTTGGGGATAACAGACTTCATTGGGGGTAGGGTGGCCAGTAGCTCGTTGATGTCGTCTAGGTCACCGGCGCTATAGCCCTGGTAGCCGGACCCGGTCTTAATAAAAACCAAGTAAACCACGCTGCCAACGTTGCTGGTTAGCTCAGGCGGGGCAGGAACCCAAGTAACGTTAGCCGGGTGGGTTAGGTCAACAATACCCGGCTTAGACTTGGTTAAAATGACAGTCTGTACATTGGCCGCCGGTGCCAGTGTGTAGCTGTGGGTAGTGCTGATGTCGATCGTTTGCTCATTGCTGCCCATAGCCCCAGACTTGAGGGCGTCCAGCTTGCGGTTAAGTTCGTCTAGCTGTTCCTTGGTTAGTGAACCGGGGTCACCCTTGGGACCGGGTAAGCCTTGTTCACCCTGTGCGCCTTGTGGGCCTTGCGGGCCAGGGTCACCTTTAGGGCCACGTTCGCCAGGGTCACCCTTGGGACCCGGCGCCCCCGTACCAGACGCGGGAATAGAATTGCGGACGGCGACAATGTCTTCAGCGTTTTTCCTAGCCAGCGCCTCAACCTCACTAGCCTTACTCAAAGCAGAGTCAGCCTTACCTGAAACAGTTTCTACCGTTCCGCTTAAAGTTTCTGCCTTGAGGGTTGCCTGTTCGGCTTTGCTGGTTGCGGCCTCAGCTTTACTAGTTGCTGAAGATACGGCCTGATTAAGTGCGGGTAGCTGCGTTGATACATTATCCAGGGCCGCTAGCTTACTCAGGATGTCAGACGGAATAGACACGTTTTCGTCACCACTATTCTGTAAATTGTTTAGGTCGTAGACGCCACCCTGTTTCAGGAAGACGTCAAACTCCAACACTTCACTAAGTGTTTCAACAAGCACATGGTAAGCCCACTTGCTGCTTGGGGTCACACCCGGGCCTAACCCCACCAAGTCAATGTGGGGGTTGCCTTTACTGTCGCCAATTGCCCCACTGTCGTTAATGTAGGCGGTTTCGCTACCACCAAAGAAAACAGCCCCATTGTCTGTTTTGGCCACGCCATCAACAGTGGGGGTGAAAGTGATTCGGCCCCGGCGGCCCTGCAAGCCGGGTGTTGCAAAACGACCAATAACACGGGCATAGGGTGCCGCCGGGGCTTCAATCATTCTTCCTTTTCCTTATCTTCCTCAAGCTTTTCGATTCGCTCAAACAGTCTTGCGTGTGTAGAGTGGCTGTTGCCTTGCGTTGCCGCTAGACGTTCGTCTAGCGTGGCTATTCTTCGATCTATTGTGCCCATGCGGTCGGCCAGCTCAGAAAATCGTTCAGCGTTTTTTAAATCCGCCCTATCAGTACGCGCTTCATTTTCCTTGTTAAGCTCAGTGATCATATCCATCACCGCCGCTTGCATTTCGGCAACCTGCGTCACATCGTCACGTAAGTTGGTTGAATGGTGGTTGGTCACCTGTTCGCGCGTATCTTCAATGGCCGCTTGCATGTGGCTTATTTGTGCGGCTTGCCTTTTGTTTCGCCGCCTACCCAAGTAACCAGTGACACCGGTTACTGTTAACGCTGAAACGAACGCGGTTAGCAGCGTTGCTAGCGCGTTAATTCCCTCGGCTGAGTTGATCGGGGCGAGAGGGGCGGCGGCTAAAGGGATCAATGCCGCCCCTAATGCTCCAATCAACATTGTTAGCCCTCGCTGTTCTCTGAAACCTTGGGGGTTTCGGCTTCCTGCCTATGCTTAGGGAGGATAGGCTTAGTGAATGGGGTGTGCCAGGAAGAGCACAGAGCCGAAACTAGGCCAGCAAGGATAGCGAACGACTCGGGGGTTAGCAAAGCCTGCAACCCGTGCGTGTCAACACCATATGCACCTAACACCACCAAAACGGCGACAATTAGGCGATACAGCGCGGCGCGCTTATCCTGAGTAAAGAGTTCTTCACGATGCTTAGTCATTATGCGCACACCCTTCCGGCGTTTAGTTCACGCTGAATTGCCTTACCGGTTTCAACCCCGGCGTAACCATCGACGGCGACACCAAGCTTGCCCTGCCATGCCTTAACGGTTTCGGGACCTAGAATACCGTCAGCTTCAACACCAAGGCGGCGCTGAACTTCTTCAACCAGCAGAGAGCCGCCGCCATCGTATTCAATAGCGGTGAAACATTCCAAGTTGTCTTCGTTTTCCTCATCCTGGCCGCTAATGTAGCCGTCGACAGACTGCCCAAGCAGTAGCTGCATGCGCCCAATACTGTCATTGCCTAACCAGCCGTCAACAACAAGTGTGCCGTCTTTGTTGGTGGAGCGAACAGGGTTAGGGGTAGCGGTAGGGGTAATGCCGGTGCCAGTGTATGCGGGCCTGATAATGGCGCAAATATCGTCCCAGTCACGGGTGCGGCGATAGACGCCACCGCCGTTAGACTGTGAGCCGCCATTGCCGCTTGAGGTGTTGCCCTCAATGGTTGCCACATAGTCAGGGTACGCCGCCGCAAGGAACCCGGTGTGATCTGCCACGCCGTCGCCGTCCCAGTCGAAACAGATCACGTCACCGGGTAGAGCATTTTCGGGGGAAACTAGGCGCCCAACGTTGCGGGCGTCACGGATCATCCAGGGCACGTAGGCGTACACCTGGTCGTTGCCTAGTAGGCTGGTGCCCGCTTCTGCAAGAATGTTAGAAACGAACATTGCACAGAAAGGCACACCGCTAGAGGCAAAGTAGGCTGAGTGGGTTTTCTGAGCGTACCAACGCCCATACTTGGACCCTTCTAGGGCGTCATCCCAACGGCTATAGCCCACCTCATCGGCGGCATAGCGTAACACGTCTGCTGCGGTAGTCACTGCGCAACACCTCCCACAAAGTGATCGTAAACGTTGTTAGCGGCCTGAATATGGATGTCGCTAACGTCAATGGGGACAATGTTGTTAGGGCCGTCCCCAAATTCGGGCATACCCTGCATAGCCGCGATTTCGTCATCAATACTAGTCATACTAAACATTATACAACGACCCTTGTCAGATGTTCCACGTAATGGAAGCGTAGTAGTCGCCGGGCGGGAATTTGCCGCCGCCACTACCTGCAACTACCTGTAGATTGTCGCGCACAACGCGCAAGGAGAAGTTACCCACCTTTTCGATAAACCCAACGGCGGTACCGTCTCCCTTAATCGAGATTAGCGGGTTAAGTTTCGCCACTGTCATTATCTGCCCGCTAGAGAAACTTTGCTGCGAACCAGTCAAACGAAAGTCGGCGTGGATCATTGCGCCGTTGCGTTCCACACGCACATAATACAAAGTCCACCCGCTTTGCACTGTTAGCCCACCGTTAGGGAGTTTCTGTCGAACCCCACCCAGCACGATTGCGCGCCGGTTAACGATAGTTACGGCCACCCGGTCACCCTCAATTGCGGTGCCTAGAATCTCCACCCCATCGGACAACACGCCGCCACCATCCAAGGTTACCGTTGCGGGCTCGACACTATCCAGCACACCCCAACGTAGTTGCATAGCCGCGTCAACCTTAGCGGACAATTCAGCTAGGGTTTCAACCAGAGTTGAAAGGTCAGTCGGCATCGTGATTACCTCAATTTCTTTTAGGGTCGTATCAACCAGAGCGGTTGGGTCTAGAGTGTATTTAATTTCCTGGATAGTGGCC